ATAGATTAGATAGTGGTAATTTTATAACTCTTAAATCAAGAAGTACTGATTTTGAAATACTAGATTCATTGCAAGGTATCTACGAGTTTGAATTATCCAGTTTAAACTCTTCGTTTGAACCCTCTGCACAACCTACAACTTTTTCATTTACTGCTTTTGGAAAAACTGCTATTCCAGGAGATGTAACTGGTCTAACAGCAGAACCTATTAGTGATAAATTAGTAAGACTTCGTTGGAATTTATCTACAGATTTAGACGTAACTCATGGTGGCCTTGTTTATGTAAGACACTCTACAAAAACAGATGGAACGGGTACATTTTCCAATGCCACTGATCTGATTCAAGCCCTAGCTGGTAATACTACAACTGCCGAAGTCCCTTATTTAGAAGGAGAATATATTCTTAAATTTCAAGATGATGGAGGTAGGTTTAGTGCTGGTGAAGCAAGTGTTGTAATAGATTTACCTGATAATCTTGCACCTTTGATTGCAGTAACTAGAAGAGAAGATTTAGACGTTCCAAAGTTTCAGGGTGTAAAGACTGATGTAGCTTTTGATGCTACGACTAACTCTTTAAACTTAGCGGGTGTTGGTCAGTTTGATGCCATAACTAATTTAGATGCTGTAGCTTCTTTAGATGATGTTGGAGGTATTTCTCCATTAGGCACGTACGAGTTTGGAGGTTCTCCAGGAACATCTTTCTTAGATTTAGGTGCTGTGTTTAGTCTTGATTTAAAACGGCATTTTTTAACAGAAGCATTTTTCCCGTCAGACCAATTTGATTCAATTACAGATTTAGATGCCAGAGTTGATTTTGACGGCCTAACAGCAACTAAAGTTAATGCAGAAATGTTAGTTGCAGTAACTCAAGATAATCCTGCTTCTGGATCTCCTACTTATACAGGATTTCAAACCTTTGCAAATGGAACATACAAAGGAAGAGGTTTTAAATTCAAAGTTAACTTAACAAGTAATGATCCTGATCAAGATATAAAGGTATTACAACTAGGTTATACAGCGTCGTTCCAAAGAAGAACTGAACAAAGCACAACTACTATTGCTTCTGGAGCAGGGGCTAAAGCTGTAACATTTACGGATTCTTTCTTTACGGGAACTTCTGCTATTGGTGGAGTAAATTCAAATTTACCTTCCATTGGTATAACTGCACAGAATATGGCTTCTGGAGATTTCTTTGAATTATCCAATATTAGTGGTACTGGATTTACTGTTCACTTTAAAAACTCATCAAATGCTTCGGTTGATAGGAATTTCACTTATCAAGCTGTCGGATTTGGTAAGGGGTGATAAAATAAAATAAA